TTCCATTGATTGACGCAAACGATTTCGAGGTTGAGGCCGAACTTGATGATGTGACATATTTCCTGCACTTCGCCTGGAATGACGAGGCGGAAATTTGGACGTTATCGGTTTCCAACGCCAACAACGAAAGCGTTTTGTCGGGTATCCGTATCATCACGAACTACCCTTTGCTGGGCAATTACCCGCATTTGGGTTTGCCTAAAGGCTATCTGATTGCAACGTGCTTGGACACTTCAAAATCGACAATCGGCAGAAGTGATTTTGTCGATAACGTGGTCGAGATGGTGTATATCTCGCGCGATGAATAGGGCGAATTATGTATAAATTTGACCGAACGTATCGGCTTGTCGTTGGTAAATCAGGCGGACAAGGCAAGGAAATCAAGCCGCCGATTCATATCGAATTTGAGATTGAGAAAACGACAAAACCCGATCCGAATCAGCACAAAATCAAAATCTACAACCTGAAACCTGAAACCGTGGAAGCCATTAGTAAACCTGATGGCTTTTGTGTTTTGTACGCTGGCTATAAGGAAGAGGAAGAAGATGTACTGATGGCGGCTGGTGGCGTGGTTGATGCCTATACTTACCTTGACGGCGAAAACCGCGTTACAGAGTTGCTTGTAGCTGATGGCTGGGTCGAATTGCGCGACTCTGCCGTTTCGCTGGGTTACGGCAAAGGCGTGAACGCTCACACAATCATCAAAGACATTGCCGGGCAAATGAATCTGCACCTTGTCATGGACAAAGATGTGCCGAATCGGACGTGGGAGCATGGTTTTAGTTTCATGGGCGCGGCGCGGAAAGCCTTAGACAAGGTTGTTGCTGGTACTGGCTTGGAATGGTCGGTACAGAATCAGACGCTTCAAGTCATTAAAAAGCTCAACACAACCAAGCGGCAGGCGGTCGTTATTTCGCCTGATAGTGGATTAATCGGCTATCCCGAAAAGCAACGTGAGGGCGCAAGAGAAAAAGCNACGGCTGGAAAGTCACAAGCCTGCTTTTGCCTTTCATCAATCCGGGCGATATTGTCAAAGTCGAAAGCCGTGAAATTAACGATTTCTACCGTGTCGAGAACGTGAAACATTCCGGCGCGTTGGATGATGGCGACTGGGTTAGCGAATTGGAACTGAAAGAGATTAAATGACGGATATTGCAGAAGAAATTAAGTCTGAACTGTCTGAAATCCATACCTGCCTGCCCGGCAAGATTGTGAGTTGGAACGGTTCGCTGGCGGTGGTGAAACCTGCCATGCCGATTGCCCTGTCAAGCGGCGACAGTTTGCCTGCGCCACAAATCGTGAGCGTGCCTGTTTGCTTTCCTACAGGCATGGGTGGCAGTGCGATGATAAGCGTACCGTTGCAAGCAGGCGATGACGTGCTTTTACACTTTTCAGAAGATGCCTTAGAAAACTGGCTTTCAGGTTCGGACGAAGCGCCGACAGACCCGCGGCGGTTTGACTTGTCGGATTGTTTCGCAAGTCCGATGGTTCGCCCTGGTGTCGGCGTGGCTGATACGGCAAATCTACGGCTTATTTGCGGCAGTGCAAGCATGACACTTGCCCCATCGGGCGAAGTGACAATTATCGCAACGAATTTCAAGGTTGACGCGCCTGCTTCGGAGTTTACAGGGACGTCAACAACGGCAGGGCAGATTACAGGTCAAGGCGGCATGGCTGTGAGCGGTGGGCATGGTGTTTCTTGCGAGGGGAATATCGATATTAAAGGCGGCGTGACGGCGACTGATGACGTTACCGCTGGCGGTATCTCTTTAATGGGACACACACATACTGGCGACAGCGGCGGCACAACTTCCGCGCCGAAGTAGGGGATTTTATGAGTATTGATATTGCCTTAACTGCTGGGCATGACCTGACGTTAAACCAAGACTTCAATTTTGTTGACGGCGCGGAACGTGTCAAACAGCAAATTAAAATCACGTTGCAGACGTTTCTAGGCGAATGGTTCTTAGATGTGAATCACGGGGTGCCTTATTTTGAAAGTGTCCTTGTGAAGCAACCAAACAGGGCGGCTATTGAGGCCATTTTGCGGACGAAAATAAAAGACGTTCCCGATGTTTCCGCCGTTCGGAGTTTACATTTAAGTGTAGATTCTCGAAGCCGTTATCTCTACGTTAACGGCGAGGCGGAGACGAAAGAGGGCATGGTTAAATTTGAATTTAAGGTGTAGTTATGGCGGGAAAATTCGGAGTAACGGCGGCAGGCTTTGTCAAAATGAGACTGCCTGAAATCCGCCTTGCGATTATTGACGATTTCAAAGCGCGATTGCGTGAGTATGGAATCTCAGATGATATTCAAACGCGCCCCGACAGCATTATCGGCATTTTGATCAACACATTTGCCGACCGTGAAGCTGCGCTGTGGAATGTGGCCGAGGGCGTTTATAACGCCATGTACCCCACGACAGCGACAGGCGTATCACTCGACAATGCGGTGTCGTTTTCGGGTGTATCACGATTGCAGGCGGTGGACGCAAAAGCCACGGTTATTTTTTATGGCGACCAAGGGACTTATATTCCTGCTGGTTCGGAGATTCGTAACTCTGACACTCAAGTCGTTTGGGCAACGTCTGAATCTATCAGCGTGTCATCTACCAACGCGGCGGACGTGTTGATTGCGCCGACGGTTGCGGACGATACGACTTATTCTGTAACGGTTGATGGCGTGAAGTATTCGTTCACGAGTGGGAAGAACGCCACGACCATCGGCGTTTTGCGTGGTTTGGCGGCGGCTTTGTCGTCAACGAACTATGCCGTTTCAACAACCGGCGCGGCGATTCGTGTAGCGGTCAAAACATCATCTTCCATGGTGGTGCAGCTATCGGCCGGGTTGTCGTTTATTGAGATTGGTTCGCCTGTTTCCGCTTCGCCGCTTGATGGCGTGAATGACGTGGCCTCTGAGGGCATGATTAACGAGCTTATCACCCTGATTGCAGGCGTGAAGCGCGTTTCAAATCTTCAATCTGTTGCAGGCCGCGGGGTGGAGACAGACGAGGAACTGCGCCGCCGCTATCAGACTGGTGTTTATACACTGGGCGCGGCGACTTATGACTCAATTATCGCCAACATCACTGACGCAATCCCGACAGCGACAGATATTAAGCTGTTTGAAAACGACACGGACAAGACGGCGAACGAGCTTAAACCACATTCTATCAAGCTGGTTATCGATGGCGGCAATGAAGATGATATTGCCCAAGCCTTGCACAAATACAAGGCGGCCGGTATCGACACAAACGGCGATATTGTGAAACAGATTCAAACTGATGCAGGCTTAAAACAAATCGCTTTCAGCCGTCCGAATTACCGTTACATTTGGGTCAAGGCTAAATTGCAAATGCTTGACGGCACGGAGGCGCAATTCCCGACCGATGGCCTTGATACGATTCGTCAGAATGTCTTGGAAATCGGCAAGGCGTTGGCGGTTGGCGATGATGTGCTGCTGCAGAAATTCTTCTGCGCCGTGTTTAAAGTGCCGGGCGTTTCGACTGTTGATTTGAAGTTTGCGGTTCAAACGGAATTGGGTTCAAAACCTGCCGACAGTGAGTATTCTGCGCAAAATATCGTGATTAACACTTACGAACGGGCAATTTTCGACCTAACACGAATTGAGGTATCTTGATGATTCGAGATTACGACCACGGCAGCCACGCATGGGGGAACTGCCTAAACCAATTCAGGAACAAGCCTGTTTTTGAGAGCTTCGTTAAAGCCTTGTATCAGCCTATGAACGGCTTACACAAGGCTTTTTTCGATTTGCAATTCAAGCGCGGGCTTGATACAGCTGAGGGCGTGCAGTTAGACAGAATCGGCGATATTGTCGGACTGAAGCGCACGCTCAACAACGCCGAATCAATTATCTTCTTCGGCTTCGAGGAGCAGACAGACGTTAAAGGCTTCGGGCAGGCGAGATTGCGCCGCGCCTACGAGCGGACGATAGGCGGCAGTGTGTCATTGCCTGACTATGAATATCGAATGTTGCTCAAGTGGAAAATTGCCGTAAACAACGGGCATGGCACTGTTGAGGAAATCATCAATGCTATGAGAATGGTGTTTGATACTTCGATGGTTCGGGTATTTGACGCAGGGGACGCCAAGATTCAGCTTGTCTTTAATTCGCGGAAAACGCCCAAGTACCTGCTGAACAATATGCGCAGCCTGATTCCGAAAGCGGCAGGCGTTGGCATTGAGGTTATGGCATTTGATGAAGAACACCCGTTCGGATTTGAGGACCAAGGTTACCAAGGATTTGACGAGGGCGTTATGCTTTCAGAAAGCGAGATTGTGAAGTGAATTTATTTGATTGGTTCAAGCGGTCATTCGGCAAGAATGGCGACCGCCAAGACTGGACGGCTGACGAATATCAGGCAGGCTGGGCGGCAATTAATAACGACCCGCCGACTGTTGAGCAGTTCAACCAGCTTCAATTCTTGGCTGACGAGAAAGCCGCGTATTTATTCGCGCAAATGGCGGCAACTTGGACAAAAGACAAAACGCCGCTCACTGTTGGCGATAACGAACGGTTGAAACGCGCCATTCAACTGATGATTACCGAGGCGGCTACGTCCGTGGTCGATAACCTGACGTCTAGTGCCGGAGATGCTGCGCTGTCTGCGAATCAGGGCAGAATCTTGAATGAGCGCATTATGAAAGCTGCTCCGAGCGGTTCAATTCTCTACACGGCTTCCAATTCCGTTCCTGACGGTTGGTTGCTGTGTGATGGAACAGCGGTATCGCGTGATGAATATTCCGACTTATTCGCGGCAATCGGCACGACCTATGGCAGCGGTAACGGTGCGACAACATTCAATCTGCCGGATATTCGCGGCGAGTTTATTCGCGCCTTGGATAATGGTAGGGGAATTGATTCCAACCGTAAAATCGGCACATACCAAGCCGATGAAATTAAAAGCCATAAGCATATCTCATACTTTGGCGAGGGTAATATGCAATATCCGAACGGCGTGGCAGAACGTGGGAAACTTGGTTCAGGGGGTGGTATCGACGGCGACAATACATATCCATATACATCAAATACCGGCGGCGATGAAACACGACCGCGAAATATTGCCTTTCCCGCAATTATTAAAATTTAACCGATAGGCTGTCTGATTCAGACGGCATTTTTTTTACGGATTGGAAATGACAAATGTCTGAAAAATGGTTCACGCAAACCTTTGCCGTTGCTGGCAAAACCAAACCTTGGGACGAAAACCAATATTCTGACGGTTGGGGAAGTATTGGTAACCGACCGCCGACAAAAGAACAGTTCAACTGGGTTCTTCGCCGCCTTGATGAGAAAATCAACTTCATTTACCGCCGAAACAACTCAGTAGAACTTAATAAAGAGTTGGTAAAGAAAGTCCATATTGTCAAAAATATTAATGAGTTGCGCCAATTCTCAGGCGATGGCGTGGTGTTTGTATGTGGCTACCATGAAACTGGGGCAGGTTATGGCGACGGGCTATTTATTGCCGACTCACTAGACAAGTCATCTGCTGACAATTCTGTGTCGGTAATTGTTGGTGTAGATAATTTACGCTGGAAGCGTGTATTTGACGGCGCAATGAGCTTGTATGATTTTGGTTACTTGCCGTCTAAGAACAACGCAAAGGAAGCCGTGAACACCGCCGAATCTGCCGCGCTTGGCGTATTTGTTGATTGTCTTGGCTTGACTGTTGACATAGGGACGAAATACCCGACCAAAAACAAATACACAAACGGCAAATTTACGATTAGCGGTAAAACCGTTGATATGCAGTATCAGCCGATTCGTAGCGGCATTGGTCGTTTTATCACTGGCTCAGGCGCAGCGGCTAATCTCAAGTCAAGCGAATGGACAGGCACTGGACTTGTCGTTATTGGCGAGGGTGCAATGGCGAAGATGGAAAAATGTGTTTCCGGTATCGCTATTGGCGACCGCGCGCAGGGCTTTTCAAAAATCAGCCGAGACAACATTGCTATCGGGCCTGATAGTTTGATTAGCGTACAAGCCGAAACTGAATGGTATGAACAATCCAAGATGGCAGGTACTCGCAACATCGGTATCGGCGGCAATGCTGGGCGTGGTATCACAAGCGGATATTCAAACGTTGCCATTGGTCGTAATGCAGGCCAAGGCTTGGGAACAGGTTATTCCAACGTTGCCCTTGGTGGCGGCGCATTAGGCGGTACTGCACCAGTTGGATTGACTGGCGATATTGAGGTTTTTTGGCCGTCTAAAACCAGCAAAACCGTAGCAATCGGTCAGTCGGTTTTGGCGCAATATCAAAATCAAGAGGCACAAGTCGTTATTGGTGGAGACGCGGCGAAGAACGCCAAAGCGGTTGATAAAACTACCGTCATCGGTTCTGCCGCAATGGAAAATCTCGAACGAAACCGCGCACCGAATGGCGGTGATGTTGTATGGAATGGCACGGAATCAGGTACTTATACCCAATCAGGAAATACCATTACGCTGACATTCTCGAATCTTCGGGGAGCGAAAGCGACTTATTGGGTTGGTATCCGTTTGACATCAGGCGCGGCGCAGACGTTGCAAGGCGATGTTGTGCCTGTTGAAGTTGTTTCCGCTACTGAAACGACTATTACGGTTAATAGCCCTAAATCGCTCAATACTTCGGGCAGTGCGGAACTGAGGTTTGTTTACTCAGCAACATCATCCGCCGCGAAGAACGAGGAATTAACCATAGTAGGTGCAAATGCGATGAATAGCGCATTGACGGCGGCATACACTACCATTATCGGCGCAGACGCGGCTTTGTCAGGTTCTAACTACCGACAAGCAACCGCAGTTGGAGCTTCCGCAATGCGAAAAGGCAATCACTCTTCCAGTGTTGCGGTCGGCTATTGGTGCGCCCCAAATATCAGCAGTGAAAACAGCGTTTTTATTGGCGATTCAGCAGGTTATCGAAACGTTCAGGGCGATATGCTCAGTGGCAAAATCACAAACTCAATCGCCATTGGCTACAACGCGCGGCTTAACGGCGATAATGAAATCCAAATTGGTAGCGCAGGACAAACGCTTTATGCGCCAACGACCGTGAATATTCGTTCAGACGGTCGAGACAAGACAGACATCAAGCCGCTTGAAAAGGGCTTGGAGTTTGTCATGAAACTGAAGCCTGTTACTGGTTACTATGACCGCCGCGATTCATACGTTGACGAGCTTTTCCAAGACTTGCCGGAAGATGAGCGTTCTGAAAAATTGCGCAAGTGGTGGGCGAAGCCTAAGAAAGACGGCAGCCATAAGGAAGATAGACTACGTCACTGGTTTATCGCTCAAGACGTTGCCGCGCTTGAATCTGAATATGGGCAGTTGCCGATGGTAAACCTGAAGAACGACACATACACAATCGAGTATGAAACGTTCATTCCAGTTTTGACTAAAGCCATTCAGGAGCTTACCGAGAAAGTCGAGGCTTTGGAGCGTAAAAATTCCAAGTAACCGATAGAGGGCGTCTGAAACATGACGGCCTTTTATTTTTGACTTTTTGATAAATTTGTCAAAAACCCTGAAAGGGGGAGTTATGATTAAAATTAAAGCGGAAATCCCGATTATAAACATCGAGATACCGCGCGGAAACGCCCGGCGTTTTGAAGTAACGGTAACGGCGGACGGTAAACCGTTTGATTTATCGACCGCTAAT